CAGGCGGCCAGCACGAATAGCACGGTCAAGGGCAGTAGATTTTTCAGCAAGGACATTGTTGGCTTCCTCCAGTTTGGTGGCGTTCTGGTTCAGTTTACTCGTCATGTTCTGCTCAATTAATCGAGCTTCTTCATTCTTCTTGGCAATCTCAGCCTGCATCTCTAGGTCACGTTCAGTCCAGCCTTTGTGATGCCCATAGAAGTAAATGCCAATAGCCGCAAAGACAGCGGCTAGGATGAGATAGGCTTTAGGTATACCAAACATTACTCTGCCTCTTTACGGGCTAGTGCCATAGCTTCGCGCTCATGCTCAGGCTCTTGAAGGTTTGGCGGCGTTGTTGGAGGTGGTGGAGGCGTCCAAGTTTCGTCCAAAGGTGGATTTACCCAAGCTGGCAAAGCACCAGAAGATGTCCAGGTGCTTACTACCGGAGGGCTTACTACCGGAGGCGTTACTGCCGGAGGTGGAGAAATAGCATTAGCCGCAGCACCCACAGCCCGTTTACTCATCACGCCACCAATACCGCCAACAACCAATAGTACGATGTCGTTGAGCATTTTGGTGTATGCCATATCGATGGGCGCCATTGACTTGATTGGCTGCGTCACAAACGTGACCGAGTACAAGAGCGCAATCACAATAATGAACAAGATCATGGTCACAGCTATGACCACTACGCCCCACACTCTAACCTCAATATCGGCTGCGCTTAATGGCTCATTGTGATGGTGGTTTTGGTTCAATTTGTTTCTCCAGAATCGGCGCAACAAGATATTCGGGGCACTGCTGCGTGAATAGGCACTTAGGCTTTTGGCACTGTGCGTCCGTGAAGTGATCGGGGTCCTGGCACCTATATCTGTAGCGGTCCTCGCAGCCAGCCAGTAAGCCAAGCGTCAGGGCGATAGCGGCAAACACGTATTTCATTTAACCCCCTAAAACGGCAGCTTTGAAAGCGCTGCGTCCATGACCCGTGCCGCTAATGGCTCGGGGAGCGACTTTACAAAGTCTAAAAACCACCAGACGCAAGCGACATAGCAAAAGACTTTGAAGAACTTTTTAAAGCCTTCGACAACTTCTTTCATCAGTGGCACCCGTATTTGTTGCAGTGCAAGTAAAAGTAGATTCCACCCCAAACCACTAAGCCAAAGATAATCAAAGACAAGATGCTGATGACAGCAAAGTCAATCGCCTCGCGTAACTCTTTCTTGCGTTTAGCCTCAGCCGCTTTAGCCCTGGCCATCTCTTTTGCTGCCTCGGCTTCCATTGCCGCCGCACGCTTTTTAATGTTCATCCAAACATCCATTTTCCCTGAGCTGAAAAATAGATTCTTGAGTGACTCCTCAAATTCCCTGGCTTGCTCAAGAGCCATTTCTAGCTCAAGAGCTTTACCCATAGCCGAGCCTTTAAAGCCGCCCGACTTAGCCTGAGATACGACCTTAATCGCATCGACTTTGGCGTCAAAGTATTTCCCCAGAACAGGGCCGAGACTACCAAGGTCATTGGCAGTTTGTGAGGCTTTTTTGACCAGCTTGATAGCTGACTGCACCGCATCCAGCGCGGCAAACGGATCAATAGGAATCATGCTCCACCTGTTTGGGAAAGCGGCACAAGGCCGCTGGTTTACTGCACTGGATCGGAAGCCGGAGCTTCTTTCAATTCAGGCATTGGGACTTGCGGGATAGCCTGCTCTCGGATGGATTGCACCAGATCAGCCACTTGTTCGTAAGGGGCTTTAGCCAATGCAGCCAGTACCANATTGACAGCGCCCAAGGGCAAGGTCAAAGAGATAGGCGTGTTCAGTTCTTCGTTCATGTTTAAACTCCAGCAGCGGCTGAGATGGGGCAGCCGTGTAACCCCTTGAACGTATTATGCCGAAGGTTGTGACCAAGGCGTACCAGCCGCTACAACTGGATTTTTTAGTAACGCAATCTTTTGTGCTACGGCAGCTTCAGTTGCCTCTTTACTGACCCCATTTGCCCAACACCAATTTAGAACATCTTGCTCAGATACGCTGTTGTAGGGGATAGCAGGTGTAGCAGGGGCAAAGCTGCAAGTGGAATACACACTGTCGGAATAAGTGCCGTCAACACCGGTGCAGACCCAATGGGCGCAAAAAATAAATCCTGTCGCGATGTCGTAATCAGTTTGGGGGATGGCCCATTTAAATTCAGTAGTCATGATATTTCCTTTTAAAGTTAAGCGATGCCTGCGGCTGCAAGGCGTTTACGAATGGGCATATTGCCCGTGATACTTTTCTCTTGCCATTGTGCCAACCAAGTCAGCTAATTCCAAATCTTTGAAATAACCAATCAATTTGCTTTTCTGATTAACCGAAACACGCACAACCCAAGCCTTTGATGCCTTGTGCCATGACACACCACGGCTACCGGATGTATTGTTTTTGCACATAGGTTTGTTGTACTGGTTTTGACTGCGGGTTACTTCGCGCAGGTTTTCCAATCGGTTGTCTTGGCGGTTGCCGTTGATGTGGTCGATTTCCTTGGGCATATAGCCATGCTCAAGCAAGAAAATCAGGCGGTGAACCTTATGCACCTTGCCTTTCCAAGTGACATGACGATAGCCGGTTTGATGGATACAGCCAACTTCTTGCCCGACAAGATATTGCTTGTTGGGGTGAGCTACCTTTTTCCAATACAAATGACCATCTTTGTGGTCAAAGTATTCTGATACAAGTTCTTTTGTAATCATGCTACCGCCAATGTAGTTACGGTTCCAGATGAACCACGATATTTCAAAGCACCTGCTTCCACATACAAAGTGCCGCCAGCAATGTTACCTGTTGGCGCTGCGGTGCGGTTGTAAATAACCAAACATCCAGATGCGCTAGTGGGGTCAGAAGTACCGCCAAGCAAAAGATTTGACACAGCGGTCAATGTGAGTGCTTGAGTAAAGGTGATGGCGTTACCTGCTGTGCCGGAGGCTGCAATTCTCCATTGGTGTGCGCCAGCATAACTTTGTGTATATGCCGATGGAGCAACACCAGTTTGCTTGTAAATCCAGTTAGTGCCATTAAAATAAGCACCGTTACTTAAAGTCGTGGCAAGATAACCAGAAAAGTTTGATTGGTTGCTACCCGCAAGTTCAATAGCTTTATCTGAACTACCCCAAGCACTAGGAGTAACACCCAGTCCAAGGTTGCCGCCGTTTGCATTAATAACAAGGTCAGTCCAAGCAACCGCTGGATTGATGGAACCAATATGACCAACATTATTTGTCGTGTCGTAGCCGATTGTTACGCCTTTATTAGAGTTGTTTCCAAATCGAGCTGCGTAGGTTGACTCATTACCAACAGTTAATGCGCCGCCGTAAACTTGTAGTTTTGTTGCTGGCGAACTTGTCCCAATACCCAGACCTGTGCTGGTCAGGCGCATACCTTCAACGCCTGCAACTTGTCCATACAGATACTGCGAAGAAGAGTTCAGCCCGTATGCAGTACCAGCGCCAAATGTAGGATTGTCACCAATTTGCACCATTGTATTGGTTACGCCGTTGTTAACGACGTATGTCAATAATGTTGACGTTGCACCAAACCGCGCAGTGCCAGCCACATCAAGCGAGTAACCTGGCGTTCTTCCAATTCCCAAGTTTGTCCCATCAAACGTAAGCGCAGAACCAGTAGCCAATGCACTTGTAGAGCTTGCGTAGACAACACCGTTAGCGGTGAATGAGGTTAAGCCTGTACCGCCGTTAGTGGTGGCAAGAGTACCGGCAAGAGTAATAGCGCCGCTTGTTGCCGAGCTTGGGGTAAATCCCGTAGTTCCAGCACTGAATGTCGTTACCGCAACACCAGACAATGTAGACCACTGAGGAGCAGTACCCGAAGACGTCAGAATTTGTCCAGATGTACCGATACCTAATTTGGATAATGCGGTTCCTGATGCGTAGTAAGGTAAGTCACCAGCGGTGAATGAGGTTAAGCCTGTACCGCCGTAAGCGGTCGTCAAAGCGTTTGTCAGGTTTAAAGTGTTGGCTGTTAATGTAGTTCCATTAAACGTCAGCGCAGAACCCGTAGTAAGCACCTTAGAGCCGTTTAAATAGGCTACACCGTTGGCTGTGCCCGCCGACAAAGTGATGTTGCCGTTGCTCAGGGTAAAGTTGCCCGAAGTGTCCAGTTGCGCTTGCTGACTTCCGTTTGTGTAAAACGACAACGGTAAATACGTTCCCGTCCCGTTAATGCCAGACACCAATTGCACATCGGTTGAGCCGTTTGTGGCAATTAAAATCTTGGATGCGTTGGTGGGGTTGCTGTTGTTGAATGCCTGCCAAGAAGCAGCCGTACTGGTGCCGTTAGGCAAGGCATAAATGCCCGTCGTAGCATTGGTTGTACTGGTTTGGAAAGATGTACGGTTAGCAAACGTAGCGTTACTAAAGTCGCCTTGGAACAAGGCGCCGACACCAGCGGCGCCCAAGCCCAAAACCGTACCTGTGAAAGTCAGGTTAGCCGAGTCTTGGAGTAAACCGCCAGTACCGGCATAAGTCACCCGACCGGAAGTCAGGCTCGTATCCGTGATGGAACTAAACGTCGCAACACCGTTTGTATTGCTGATCTTTACAAAGTCACCGGCAACGCTGTTCCAGAAGATAATGGCTTTTTCGCCGTTGACAATCGTGACACCAGTAGTGGGTCCGGTAACGCCACGAACGATAATTGAGTAGCCGCCGCTTGTAGAGTTGTTGACCACAAACATCTTGCTTGAGTTAGGAGCATTGATGTATCTGTTCGCAGTGCGAGCTCCTGTACACAGCAAGTGCATGTACTGAGCCGTAGTTGAGTTAGGAGAGGCAACAAGGTTTGAGCCAGCGCTGCTGCCGTTTGTGATGGACAGCGTGATGTCCAAGTCGTTCGTGATGTTGTTTGTACCAGCTATTGCAACGTCAACATAGACAGTGATACCGTTGTTAACATCATCGCCCCAGGTACCAGATTCTGTGCCGGTTACTGGTTCAGCTAAACCCAAAAGTGTGGTGTAGTTAATAGTCATCTTATTTCCTATTGTGTGGGTACGGGCACCCAACTTGGAGAATCAACATCAGACACTGCCGTCCATGAAGGTGAATCTGGGTTCGCAACGTTAGTCCAGTTTGGTGTCTGCGCCGTGTTTACGCTTGACCAGCCAGGGCTTTCGGCATCATTGATATTTTGCCACGAAGGAGTCTGATTGTCATTGACTAAACTCCAATAACTAATTGCCAAAGTCTGGACCGTTCCAGCAGCTCCGACCCCTATTAACTGAGCAGTTCTGCCGCCCATCGTGACAGAACCAACCAGTCCATTTGCACCAACGCCAGTCAGCGCAACCGTGACATTTGAAGAAAGGTTTCCTACTTGACCATTGGCGACAACCGGACCAAGAGGAACAGACATTGCCCCAACCTGACCGGTAGCGTTATTGCCTGTAATGCCTAATTGAGTATTTGGAGATACAGTTCCAACTTGACCCGTTGTACCAACGCCGGTCAAAGCAATCGTTAAGCTGGTTCCAACCGATCCTACGGAGCCTATAGCTACGTTACCAATATCCCCGTCTGTGTTGTTAGCCACCAATTGACCAACAGACCCGGAAGTAGAAACACCGGTGATACTTTGTGTTTGTGAGCTGGTAACCGATCCGGTAAACCCGTTTGCCAGCACACCAGACAAAGCGGCTGCATTACTGACGGAGACAGATCCAACCGATCCAGAAGATCCAACGCCAGTCAGGGCAATTGTGATGTTGACCGTTTGAGAACCAACCGCACCGCTTGCGCCAACACCAGTTAAGCTGATCGTTACATTAGAGGTGACAGTGCCGACGTTACCGCTTGCTGCAACGCCGGAAAGGCTATCGGTATCCTGCTCTGAGACAGTTCCGACATTACCAGTTGCTCCAACACCAGTCAGAGCAATCGTGATATTGGGAGAGGCAGTTCCTACTGCTCCAGAGGCGGGGTCACCAGTTAATGGGGTACTACCAAATCCCCATACACCGCTGCCCCAAGCGCCACTGCCCCACCCGGACATAAATCACCTATTAGGTGGTAGACAAGCGCAGCAAAGCAGTTGTCGTAGTGTTAGAAGGCATGGTCAAAGTAAACGTGCCAGCAGTGATGGTTTGCGCACCGAACGTGTGAACGCTGACAGCAGCATTGCTCTGAGTTGAGTTATAGATCAACACAGTGTCAAAAGCCGTGGTCAAAGTCACGCCCGAATAAACCAAGTTACCCGATGGAGTCCAATAACCCACACCTGCTGTAGGCGATGAGTTGGTGGACGTAGGCGCAGTAGCGTTAGTCACCGCAATACCGCCAGCCGTATAGCCGGTACCCGATACCTCATTGGTAGCAGAGTAAGCCGTAGTGGCAGCGTTAATGGTGGCCGTAGTTACGTACAAAGCTGCTTTAAAGGTGTCGGCAGCAGTCGTTCCACGGGTGGGCGCAGTGCCAAAGTTATGAGTCGCAGTCAATAACTGGCCTAAAAAAGAAGTGCACATTGATTGAGTGTTCGCCACGGTAGGCTCCTTAAGCTATTGATGCGGCAACTAAATCCGCAAAGGGTGATTTCTTTAGGGTCACATGAACAGACCGATGCACCAGCTCAGAGTCTTTCCAATACTCAACCCAAGTGGTTAACTCGTTGTCATCTTCAAACGTTCCATCCTTGCGCTCAAGCAAAGAGTCGTCCATATCGCCGTAAGTGGTTGTGACAATCATCAAGCGCTCCTGATCAAAGCAGTGTTGTATGCATTAGCTGGCATGGTCACCGTGAATGTATTTGAGCAGCTCTTGTCTGATCCAAAGTCAATCACAGCAATCGAAGCATTGCTAGCCGTGCGATCATAGATCAAAGCACAGCGTGCCGTAAATGCAGCAGGGTTCCATACAACGTTATTCCAGTTGATATAGGCTACGCCACTGTTAGCATTAAAGTTAATGCTGATCCCAGTCATCAGTTTCCCGCCAGCCGTATAGCCAGTTCCAACAACTTCATTGACTGAGCTGTAAGCAGTCGTTGCCAGATTCAAGGTGGCATTGCTCGTATACAGCGCCATGTAGATGGAATCTGAAGACAAGTTAAAAACACCACCCGTATACAGCTGGTACTTAAAACTTGTGGTTTGACCTTGGACTATGCTCATGGTACGGGTTGAATCCTAGTTTGACCAGAACGATAAGCATCCTGGCGGTCCATACCATCGCCCAGCCGCTTAGCAATTGCCAATGCTTCTTTGTACTTGTTATCGTAAAAAGCGATCAAATCTTTATCGCCTTTTTGATAAGTGTAGGCTTCAACTAAAGTCCCGTACAAAAGCACAGAATCAAAGTTGTTACCCAGCCAAGACTGACCGACTGCGTTTGTAATCGTTGACACTGGCACTGTAAAACCAACACCAGAATTACCCAAGTATGTATTGGCAACCGTCAAGGAATCACCAGCCACATAGCCAGTTCCGCCTGAAGTAATTGTTGCTGAAGTAACGACACCAGCCGTTACTACGATGTTTGCATAGGCACTTGTACCCGTTCCGCCAGACAAGGGAACGTTGTAGTAAGTGCCGCTCACATACCCAGAGCCGCCATTGGTAATCGCTCCAAGAGCCGTGATAGGCGCTTGAATAATGGAGTCTGGATAAAAGAAATAGTGCAGCTCTGCGTTGTAGTTCTGATCCGGCGTAGGACCGACCATGAACGCCAGATACAAAGGAGCCGAGCTCTGCGGACCAAACAAAGCATAGTGCCTTGGCAAATTTTGATAACTTGAAGTTGGATAGCACTCACGAATAAAGTTCACGTCTTTATTCAAAAGATACAAGTAATCCGTCTGGAAAACTACCAGACCAGATACCGCCCCAATGTTGTACTGAGACAAAGTTATCGTTGTTCCAGAAACACTCAAAACCTTGCACTGGTTGCCGATATTCGTACCGGAGACAGACTGACCAGCAAAGATGCCCGTGTTAGAAGCAACAGTGATTGTGTTTGTGCTTACAGTTCCTGTGGCTGTGGTACTTACACTTGAGTAAACCGCCAATGAATAAGGAGCAAGAAAATCATTGGGGCAAGCCAAGTAGGAATTACCAGCAGTCAATACGCCAGTCACGTTCTTACGCAATGACGGAAACTGAACAGAGTTAAATACCCTCTGCTCAGCTTGCGTGATAAACGTATTGATGTTAACCGTCTGGAACGTGTATTCCAGATACGAGTTAACTTCAGTGACTAGCTGGCTGTAATTCATGCCATCGGACCCCGAGCATAAACACCNCGCTCAGCTGCNCCCGTGCCGCGAATGCGAGTCTTGCCTTCAGGCACTACNNCATTGCCGGTGTTTGAATCTTTGTCTGGATCAATACCCAGCGTATCACGCATGTGCAAAGGAGCCCCATCCATGCGATGAGGCTTTGCATACTTGGCTGCGGGTTCGTTATGAACAACACGGGGTTTAACGATAGCCGGACTATTCTTTTTAGTCGGCTTGACAATTTTAGCTGTAGCCATATTAGCCTCCACGCTGATAGCCAGCCCGAGCCAAATTGCGGCCAACAGACTTCATGCTATCTTGGTTAACACCAGCAATACCGCCCTTAGCGTAGTGCTTGATCTTGCCGCCTTTTTTGAGCTTGCTCAGATCGGTTTTCTTGTGCTCATGCAGCTGCTTGTCGTGCATACCAAAAGCCTTTTTAATCAGCTTTTTGTCTTCTTTGATGTCATCGTGTTTAGCCATCATTAGCTCCTTTAGGATGTGGAAATTGTAACTTGACCCACAGAAGTTGTGGAGATTAAATTGTTTGGCGTTAACACGGAATCAAACTGTGAAGCTCCGCCAATCGGGTTCCATCCCCACTGAATATCCCTTGAGCCACCAGAAGGCAAACCAAGCGCATTCAATCCAGAAGTTACATAAGTAATGTCAGGTCTTGGCTGACGCACCGCTTGAGGATCATCAACCGGATACATGCCCAATTGCAACTGCGGCTGATCTGGGTCCCAGCATTCTGGGCAAACTTTCAGCTGATAGAGCTTGGTCTTAATGACCTCCATCTTCAGCTGCTTGAGCTTATACCGCTGACCGCATCTATCGCACTCAGCAATTGAATACTTGCCTGATGCAAATCTGTTGCCCATTTAGACCCCGCCACTACCCAAGAATTGCTGGCGCGGAACAAATCTAATAGCTGCTTTTTCCCTGTCCTCACCAGCAGCCAAATCAAACTGTTCGTCGTAAGCCGCCTTGAGCATCTGAACCCGAGGCATTAACTCCGGCACTTTCATGGAAATTTGGTACGCCAAACCTGCAGCCACTGCTGGCAAGAAACGGAAGTTCATGTCTTGTACATTCGGGCCTTGCCCTGCATCCTGCACACGACGTAAGCGCCAATACGCAAACGTATATGTAGTGGATGAATCTGGTGTGGGCCATACAGTGATTGCCGGTAGTTTAGGAACATAGACCGCAGCGCCAAGCGAGTATGCCGATGCGGTTGTGTTTGCCTGCCCCCTAAAGCAGTTCTGTAAGGTATTACCAGAGATGTACGAGTAATAAATGATCTCACCGCTTGTAGAGCCAAGCTGGATATAGCCGTTAGCAGCCAATCCAACTGTGCTTGAAAGCGTGATAACCGTATCCGTAGGGGCTACCGCAGCAGCCGCCTGAATTGTTGTCGTAGATGTCTCGCCAGACATCCGTTGCACCCAAACCTGAATAGGGCGAGCCTGAGTCAGCTTGTTTGGAATCGTCGCATAGGTAGAAACACTAATACGAGTAATCGTCAAGTCAGACTGATTGGAAGTGCTATTTGCGTTTGTGCGAATGACGTGATCTAACAGGTCAATCGTATCGGTTGGCAAAGGGTATGTGTTCAATCCTGGCGTCAAGGTAATCACACCCTGATCAATTGTCCACATGTTGATACCACGGTTTTGCCACTCGATGGTCATCAAATTCATTGACCTGCGTGCTGTACGCAAGTCATATCCGCTACGCATTTCACGACCAGCTCTCTCCCATGCCTCCTCTGCTATTTCAGCAAAGTCAAGGTCAAAGTTGGTCGTTCCAGTAGTCGTACCGGAGTTGATAGACATGATTAAGCCTCGGCTGCTGGAGTCTCAGGTGTAGCGGCAACTTCTGCAGCAGGCTCATCGTCTTCTACGATAGGCAAGTCCAACTGCCCCGCCAAATCAGCGATGACGACGATCAAGGCAGGGTCTGGCATCCCATAAGCATTAATCTGATGCTGAGCACGATGATTCAGTTCATCATAAATAAACTGTGCGTCTTCTTTGCTAATCTGGATCATTTCTTTTTCCTTGCGGTTTTAGCCGAGTTAATAAAGTCCTGTTTAGTAGGAGCGCCCTTAGAGCCGACTTTTCTCATCTTCTCTTTGGAGCCGTGTGCAATACGCTCTTGCTT